CAGCAGCGGTCTGCGATGATGCACTCGCAGTTTCAGATGCAGATGCCGCTGACGCGCTAGAAGCCGCAGCGTTCTGGCTTGCAAGAGCAGCCGCAGCCGAAGCAGCCGCATTCGTTTCTGAGGATGCACTCGCTGTTTGCGATGAACTCGCAGAAGCCGCGCTGTTCGCGCTCGCCGTCGCGCTGTTTGCACTATTGGATTCGCTAGTCGATGCTGCCGTTGCGGAAGCAGCAGCAGCCGTGGCCGAGGTCGCCGCATTAGTGGCCTGAGTGGTCGCCTGCGCGACCTGGCTAGTGGCAGCGGTATCCGTGTAGTTCTTAGTCGCAGCATCCTGCGCCGAAACCGGATCACCAAGCCCGGTGATCTTGTTCGCACCAGCAGCAAGGTCGCCACCCAGCGTGGCAGACGTAAGCGTCTTGTTCGTCAGCGTTTGCGTTTCAGTCTCACCGACAACGTTCGATGTAAGAGCGAGGCCGTGAACATTGTTCGTTGAGTCCTCATGCTGGCGGGACTCACGGAAATCACGGCCACTAAAGGCGTGCTCGACCTGACAGCCGACAGAGTGAGCGACCGCAGTAGTCGAATCCACTCCACGAGTGATTGTGAGTATCGTGCCCGAGACATTCGTACACTCGACCAGCTCTTCATCAATCGTGTCCTTATCGAGAACGATTGTGAACGGGTAGCTCGTTGGGTATCCGGACGCGAGCGCAACAGTTATCGACGTATCGGTCGAGTTAATGCCATTAACCAGAGTGGTCTTTTTGGCTGTGGATGAGTAATAACGTGCTTGCGCCATTGTCTACCTCTCGTAGTGGACGCGGATGGGGTTTTCTGCTTGCTGCTGACGACGAACTTCCTCAAGGCGCGTGCGGTACAGACCCAGCAGGTACTTGCCCAGACGCTCACCAGCACCAATGGGACGCATGTTGGCCGCAAGATCAGCGGTTGCGCTCAGGCCCGAAACGAGGGGTGTTTCTAAGTAAGGAACCATCCGGTAAGCAGCACCAAGGCGCACCACATCTACGGCACTATCCGGAAGGCCCGAAGTGCTAAACAAGTCCGTGTCATTTGCCAAGGTCTGAGGCGGGCCTCCAGTCCGGACGTGAATACGTTGACCTGGGACCGGCTGCTCATACAGACTCAGTTGCGCACCACCGCTGCCGTAGGGCCGCAGTTCGTAATGCCGGATTGGTATGAACTCACCCGACGGACCAATCCGCTCGCCAGCGACACGAAGTACATGACGAGCGTTTGTGTTCGTGAGGATGAAGTTAGTTTTGGTCGGATCTGCCGTTAGGTACTCGTCTTGAATCGCGTACAAGTCTGGGTAAACGGCTCCGATGCTGTCATTCACCGCTTGCTTGACGGAAAACCGTGGAAACTGTGGGGAGGACACGACGCGAGTACCTGCCGCGTGGGTAGCCGCAGTCGTCCCACGGAATCCTCTGCCATAAGGCGGGATGGTGATTGTTTGAGAAGCCCTATCGACGTTATCGACCTGCAATAGTTCATATCCGATTTCACACACGCCGCGAGAAATAGCGGAAGCGTCACTCACGTTCGCCGTCAAGTCCGTGGTTGTCACGCTTCCCAGCAGATACGTCGATTGGTCTTGTTGAGAAGTGAAACCCGACAAGTAAAGGAGCGTCGAGTCAACAACATCGCCCAAAGTAGTGCTCATGCTCCTGCCCTTCTAATGGCCGCCATGCTCGCCTTGTGCGTGCTCTTTTCAGGTTGCAAGCCAATAGATTTCGCGTAGGCGTAACTGTTCAAGTCTTTGTTTACTTTCGCTGCCGTCTCACCCGCGATACGCATGTTTGCGTTACGAGCGCAAGCACCCCACGATCCACAATCCTGAGTGGGGCAGCCAGTCCTGCATTTGCTCATGGTCTAAACGTCCTCAATGTAAGAACTGAATCCTGCGGCAGTAATCTCCGTTACCTGCGCGTCCGTCAACTCGTGACGGTGACCACCCAGGTAGTACGAGTCCGCGAGTCGAAGTCGCTCAGCGGACGGGTATGACACCAGCGAACCGACGCCACCCTCGATCAGTAATGTCTGTGGAGTTTTCGTGGTTACGAAGTCGCCGAACAAACGATCCGTCGTGTACTTCTCACTTATCTGTGGTGTGCTGAGAATCTTCACAAAACCTCCTTAACGCGAGGAGGGGCCGACCGAAGCCGACCCCTCCCACATTCACTAAGAGTGATTAGGTTGCGTTAGTCGCAATCGTTGAACCCGAAGTGATTTTGCGGAGTGCCTCTGTGCGATACAAAGACCACCCACACAGGCTGTACCACCCATATGGGCGGAACCTCGAAAGGCGATCCACAACCGGCCCGAGCCGCACGGAGGGCTCAACGGCGCACGCTTCTGCGAGTGCCTGCTGCCCAACAATGAACGTGCTGTACTCGTCCTCACCGCCAGGGCCAGTACCCGTGGCAAGCGGAGCGCGAGAGGTTTCGATGACGTAAGTGCCACCGAAAACGCCCGTGGTCTGCTCAAGGAGAGCCCCCACGTTTGGCTCCGTGTGCTTCCGAATATCCTCAAACGAAAGCGCACCTGTCTCGTTGCGCAAATCGAAAGCGACGTCGGGGTGCATGTACGCGGCGTACAAGGAACCCTGACGCGGAACCACGTTATCTCCGCGGAGCTTGGCAACAGCCTTACGGATAGAAGTACCCGTAATAACGTCAGCGTTCAAGTCCTCCGTCTGTCCGGCAGCAGCACCGTCCAGCACGGTGGAAACAACCTTGTCCAGGCTGTCCACCATGTTGAAGCCGATGAGGTTGGCGATCGCTGGATCAATGTCAGCGAACGCAGTCTCCTGAACGTAACGAGTGTTGACAACCACGTTGCCGTACTCCTTGAGAACGACGCTAACTTGGTCAACGTCGTCAAGCGCGGCCGCGTCGAGGTCAGTTACCTCTGCCAACGGGGTCGTGGCCTGAGCCAGATCGTTGTACAGAGAGAACGTGACCGCATATCCAGGCATCGCCTGTTGGACCGGACGCTTGTCAGCGAGGTCCCGGAATACAACCTGGGACCTCAACTGGAAATCAATCATCCGGTCATACGCACGCGCAACTAGATCATCAAAGCCTGTGCCCGTCCCACCTGCTGCGAGTGTCGAACTAACCGTCGGCGGCGTCTTGATAGACGCACCGGAGTTAGTCGCTGAGTCAATAAAATTGTCAGCCATTCTTGCGATTCACCCCCCTTAAGGGTGTAGTAGTGATTGGATTACTTGACCGGCCCGTAGGGGTTGCCGAACAGAAGTTCGTTCAACTCCTCTTGACTTTGCGCGTTAGCGATGCGGGTTTGCAGATCACCCGCGTCCACCGCGGTAGCGGCGGACCCAACGGAAGCAATACGAGCTGCGGCCTGGACTTCCTCAGAGTCTTTCTGAGGTTGCGTCTCAAGCCCAAATAGTTCAGCGTTCTCAACTATCCAGGCTTCAACTTCATCTGTGGTCGTGACCGACTCGGGGATGAACTTGCTGATACGCGCATCCACGCCTTTCTCGGTCAAAACGCCCTCTACGACACTCTTTCGGCTGGCAGAAGAAAACTCCTCCACTTGCTTGCGGAGTTGGTCCACTTCCTTTTGTTTCGCCTTGTATGCCTTACGGAGTTGTCGAACAACGTCAGTACCCAAATCGTCATCCAGGTTGTCGATGTCAAACTCGTCGTTTTCGGACATTGGTGTTCTCCCTATCTCTTCTATGTGAATCGCCAGCCACAAAAAACACCTGGGGGAGTGCCTAATGGCTCTGACTACCGGACTGTTTCTCGCTAGGGGCCGGTCGGTCCTAGTCGGAAGTGGAGGCGGTGGGACTCGAACCCACGTTCCTTACGCTGCCCTCGTGGGGATTCTTGTAAGGTCTTTCCTATTCGCCCCCGCGGTGTTACCCGCGATTAGTGTCAAGCGAGGAGCTGGTGATCCCAGACCGACCACCAAAGCGTGCCCGCTCCCGAGACTGCAAGCCTCGAACCTTTTTCTTTGCGTCCGCATTCAGATCCAACTGCGACTGGACGACTTCACTATCCGTCAGCGAACTACCTTCAATGTTGGCAAGCCGCGCCGTTGCGTCCCGAACGACAGCCGCCTTGGTGAACTCTGGCTGATACTGGCCGATGTTCGCGTCATTGTTGCCGGCAAACCCAGCAACACCCTGGGCTGTTTCCAGGTCGATGTCCAGCCCAGCGCGACGCGCCCCGCCACCCAGCAACGTTGCGTTAGCGATCTCGTTAATCTTGTTCTGACTGCGAACCGGATCAAGGACGTACTCAGTCAAAGTCGCTGTATCAAGCCCGTAATACTCCTGCATGGCCTCCAGGGTTTCGGGGGAAGTGTCAGCCACGACTCGCGCCGCGTCATTCACGCGAGCACGGACCTCGGACACGCTCACGCTGTAATCGGACACGAGTTCAGCAATAGCGTCGAACTGGCTTTGGGTTCCATCCGGACCCAGGAAGTCGCGCATACCCGCTTCACGGAACACGCTGCGATACTCGCGCTCCAGACCCAGGTACTCGGACTCGTTGCGAATATCAGTAACGCCCTTCCTGCGCAGTTCGACTAACCCCTTGAAGCGCGTTTGGTACGTTTCGGTTTCGGGTATTTTCGCCATGATGACCTCGACGTTGTTACCCCACTCGCGGATCAAACGGTCAAGGTCACCAATCAGACCCTCCATGCCGCCGAACTCGCGGAATCGGGCAGTCAGGATGGCCTTAGCCTCCTGGTCCTTGCGCCGCCTTGTTTCAGCCGCTTGTTGCGCTAATGCAGCGTCGATCATTTTCTGAACGTCTGCGCCACTTAAAGTGGGCGTCTCCGGCTGCCTAGGCTGCGGCTGCCGATCCTGCGGTTGCGTAGTTAGCGGCGGATTGATGACTGAATCGGCCCAATCCTGAATCCGCTGCATCTCGGCAGCAAACTGAGGCGTTGAAATTGCACCTAGATCAATCGGCCCAAATACCATTCAGATCACCCAAACCCAAACATCGCGCTGACGGCGTTCATACCCTTTGCGTAAGTGGCAGCCGCATCATCCGTGCTTTGCCACTCATCCGTGTTACGGATGTACCGCTCGGCCTCCCACAATGCTCGCTGCGAGAAAGATCCGTCCGCATTCTGGACTTGCATCATTTCTTTCATAATGGGGTCGTTCATATCCATATTGCCTCGACCCAACATTCGTTGAGCAACGCTGCGGTACGGTCCAGCGAGTTCGTAAATGTCTATTCCCGCGTTAATCATCTCTGCCCACGCGGGGAACGCGCCCACCATGTATGTCGTCCGCAGCTCGGACTTGACCTGATCCAAAGTCTTGTCGCCGAAAGTCACGCTCGCCAGCATCGCGTCCGCGTCGTTCTGGCTAATGGTGAATCCGTTGCGGCTTGACCACGCCGACAATTCGGCCGCTGCGTCACCTAGGTTCCCAGAGAATCCAAGGTTATCTTCGGATGCGGCAAGTGCTCCCGTGAGGTCATCTCGCAGAAGATTGCGGATCTCGTCCGAGTCGTACTCCTCGCGCCACGCCATCTCGGTGAGTTCCGCGAGTCGAGCGGGGTCAAGTTCCAAACCAAGTTGCCTAGCGGCATTTGCTACATCAAGTTCTACCGATGAGCGTTGAGCCGTAACCTCGCCCGCCATGGTCGGGTCGGCCTCTTGAACGTAAGAGCCGAACGCCGCATTGGATAGATTTCGGACCCACTCGCTTTCATCAAGTATGTTTTGCCAGTAGTCCTCGGCGTCCTTCGGGGTGTCAAAGTCACCCTTCTTAACTTTCCGATCAAACTTACGAGCGGCTGCAAGTAAGTCAGGATCGTTTTTGGCTAGTTCGTAAGCCTCAAGGGTTTCCTGCTTGAACCTTTCCCGATCAGCCCGCTTTTGCTTCTTTGTTTTCTCGTCGTCTTTGTCGCTCACAGGGCCGCCTTCTGCTTCTGCTCGGCGAGATACTTGCGCGTGTATTCCAACGCGGCTTCACCCATTTGGTACTCGCGGTACTCGGGGTTTTCGTTAAGGATCTCTGCCATAACTTCCTCGCGCTCCGCGTTCGTGATTCCCGACTTAGTTCGCGTCGTGTTTCCGGAGGATGATGTGATGGTTGGGGATTTGCCTTCTTCCTTGCGCACCTTTTTGAGAAGTTGCTGGAACTCCTTTTCCGTTACCCGCCGGCCAATGAATGCCTCGGACATCTCATTAGCAAGGACTCGAACGTCAGCCTCATTCATTTCCTGATAGGAGTAACTGACCCCGCCAGACCCTCCGCCACCCTTCTTGCCAGCGTCAGGGTCGTAATTCTTCTTGCCTTGCGACAGCAGAGTCCAAGGGCTGACGTTCTGGCGTTGGGCAATCTTTATCATCTGGTTCCACGCCGACTGGTCGGTCGTGTAAGACATAAACTCTTGGCCGAAATACCCCTCAAGTCCCTGCTGGAAACTGTCGTACTGCGGGTTTCCCCGCGCACCCGTAGTTCCCATGACGTCCATCGGATACGACTGCGCCTCGTACTCCGACGTCATAATGTCGGGGCCTTCACCCCCACCCATGCGATCAAGGCGGTCGTAGTAGCCGCCCTTCTGCTTGATAACCGGATCGGTTTCCGTCAGCGTTTCTGTGGTGACAACCGTGCCGTCGTCGTAAGTCTTGACGTACTTATCGACCGGCCCCTCGGGAGTCTGGATCTCGGACTTCTTTTGCTTGTAGCCCTGCTTCTTGTCGTTAACGTCAGCGTTGAGTATCGACCAAGCCATTTTTGCGTTAGAGGAAAGTTGATCCCAGGGGATTCCACCTACCGTTGCTGGAACGCTTATTTCCTCACCAGCATCAGGCTCAACTTGTCCCGTTACCGATGATCCCTGTTCTTTCTCCTCATCGGAGGCGACGTAAAACTCAGCCTTGCCTAACTTTCGCTTTTCTCCTTGAACGTAGAGGTAGCAATAATACTCGCCGTCCGCTGCATCTTGTTCCGCTTTGCCCGTTTCGCATCTCCAAGGCATTTACACTCCTAAAGGTTCCACAAGACTGACTCAATAAAGTTCTTGGCATTCGGGCTTTCAATACTTATTGCTTCGTACTTCTCGTCCCGATCTTTCTTGACGATGTTCCGCATCAAGACTTCTCTCCGAGAGTTGCCAGGAGCCACGGCCAGTAGTTGTTCTGCCTCACGATGAATGTCGATACTGAGTTGAATGAAATACTCAGAACTACCCTCGGGTAAAGCAGCAGGCTCTTGCGGAGTCCCATACTTCTCAGTACGCATCCACGACAGGAGGTTTTCTACCTCGGCCAGGGCTTGCAATTTCTCACCCCGTATTGACTTACCATCGCGGTAGGAGTACCGGCCGGTCTTGAACTTCTCCATGGTTTCGTCGCGCTCGGCGTTGAGAAGTTTCTTGTCCTCCGCATAAGTGGGGGAGTAGGGGTCGAGTTCTCGCTCCCTCTTATCGAACTTGTATTTCATGCGCGAGATCTCCGCGTCAAACTCGGAGTCCACTATCGACAAAACGCGATCGTCAAACGCCTTCTTGGTGCGCGTGGCAAGGTAATACTTTGCGATGTAGTGACCCGTGTAGTCGAACTCACCCTCGCGGGGCGCAAGGAACAACGACGCGGATTGGTGCTCCTCGGGGTACGACTTGTAACCGTTCTCCTCATCGAAATACCACGGAAAAGTGCCTTCCACAGCTCGAAAGTTCGCACGCTGTTGCGTCGTATCTCCGGCGTCCTCGAATGATCCGACCGTGAACGGTAGGAACGATCCTCCGTCCCAGCCTTCCTCGGTCGTGGGATCAAGTCCGTCAAGAACTCGGTTTACTCGCAACTGCCACCACGAGGCCATGGCGTAATTCCATGGATCGTAGATGTCCTCACCCACGGCTTCTTCAACAAGTTTGAGGTATTCCTCGTCCCAAATAACCGTGTCGGTGAAGTCGTAGAACGCATCGGTCATGTTGTCGATGCCGTTCTGACGCGCCCAATCCGAAACGTTGGTGTCGATCCTTCGCGGGTATGCAGGGAGAGCCCACGACAAGAATTTTTTGGAAATCCACAATCCAGTCGAATAGATCTCGGCCGCCTGGTATTCGTTGCTTGCCATGATCTGACCTTGCTCGGCTTCTTCTAGCGGGATAACCGTGCCGTCTTTCATGGTGATGGTGTCGAACATTCCCCAGCCAGACATCGTTTGCAAAGCCTTCATTAGCGAATCAGCCTGTGCGGTTTGAGCCTGTTCGGTATCGGTGAGATCGCCTAGGCGTTTGGCCCCCGCGGGAGCTAACGCCTGACCGATGTCCCTCCACATAGATCCGGTTGGTTGATTGAACTGACCGAGGATCAGCGCACGCAACCCGCCCAACTCCGGCTGCCACGCAAAGAAAGCAGCGGCCGGAACCTGGCCCCACCCGCTTGTAAACGGCGGAATCATGTTCATGGGGTCGGCCGAGGGCGTCAGGCCCAGAACCTTTCCGCCCAAACCGAACGGCTCAACCTGGGTAAATGGATCGAACTGGCCCTTAAACAATCCGACCATCGGATACATGACCTTCTGAGCGATTCCATTCATCGGATACATGAAGTACTTGTCGCCGTAGTCGTCCGTGTAGACAAACCCCGTGTCATCCAACAACGAGTACACCAGGGCCGCCTTAACAAACCCTTCTGGGTTTGAGGTTCCCATTCGACGCATCCGCCGGTAGAAATCCTCACTTGCGCGGTAGTAACGCGATACGTTGCGCGCCTTCCATGCCAAGTTCGATCGGTTCATGGGGTTGTCCATGAACGCTAATGACAGGCTGTAAGCCCGATCAAGGACGTCTTTACCAACCAACTCAGACGCAATCTTGTGGTTGGCGAGCTGGGCCTTGTCGTCAAGTTCTTCCCAGGTTTCGCCGCGGGCTGACGAGATGGCTCGCGCCAACTGATCCCGTCGGGGTTTAGCCGACCGCCACAGGGCAATCACGTTGCCCCAGAAGATCGGCTCCCGTGACAGTCGAGCGTTCTGGCGGCCCATCCACATGTAGGCCCGATCCGCCAAGCCATCAAGAGAAAATAGCGACGGGAGCGTGTTGGCGTAAGGAATGTACTGCTCGCCCTCGAACTCGGGCATCATCACCATTGGACGTTCCTTATCGGGAATCGTCCGCAAGTCTTTGGCTGTCACGCGGTCAAATGCCAAGACTTCATCTGGTGCGGTTAGTAGTTCTTCGCGCGACCACCCCTTGTAGATGCCGTCCGCGTCAAAGAACATATCGACTAGGCGCGTGCTGATCGAACCGTCCGGCTTCTGGAACAAAGCCAAGACGTCCTCAAAGTAGTCATTAGCGAACGGCTGTATGCCCTCGTCCGTGGCTAGGCGCGAGAACCGTTGAGTGTAAACACCCGAGGGATCATTTCGGATTGCGTCTGCAATCTGCTGCTGCACGCGCGCAACCGTCGTCCGGCCATAAGATATGTCCGCGATTCCTTGAACCGCGATTGTCCCAATTTCGCCGTCGTTCTGCATAACCGAACGCAACAGGTGATGCCATTGGTCTACGGCGTGACGCGACTTAGCGGGCGTGCGGTTCCACCCGCTCACCTTTCGGGCAGTCTTAACCTTGCTGTTGAGTTTTGCCACAGCCCTGTTGAGTGCTCGGTACGCCGCTTCGTTGTCTATGGTTCCTGGCATAACACCAGGAGGGTTCTCGTCTATCTCGTCCAGGGCCATGCGGCCCGCCTTCATCCCGACGGGGTTACGCGCGCTGTTCAGGTACGTTGCGCTTTGCGCTACGTCATCCAGCAAGGCCATGCCGTGAGCGGACCCAAGAACTTGGTCAACAATTAGTAGGTCGTCGTCATTCATCAAACCCATCGAACCCATGCTGCGGCCACCCATCCGGTAGCCAATCAAGCCTTCCATGACCATCTTCCGCCACGGCTCTTGATCGCCGGCTGCGTATCGCACTAGGGCGTCCTGCAAAGCCTCGGTGCTGACGCGCGGGGCTAAGACGGGAATAATGATGTTTCGCATGAAGAAGCCAGGGAATCCTCTGGCCTCGCTCCATTCGTCTTGCCAAGCAGCCTGGGTCTTGCCCCCACCCATTCGCCCGCGGGCTTTTTCGACTGTGCGACCGATAAGCCCTTGAGTTGGCTTCCACGCGACAACGTACTCGCCATCCAGGTTCTTTTTAACGTACAACTCCCTAGACGCGCGGCGACGAGCCGTAGACGTCATGCGACCCTTTATGAGATCCGTCGTCTTACCGGCGGTCAGGAACCACAGACCCCATTCCTCGATTGCGTTACGAATGGAGAACCGCCACCCGAACAGCGTCGCAATAGACCAGAAGTTAGTGAACCTTTCCAAGCCGCGGCTGCCATAAAACATGGCCTGCCCCAGGCCACCCATCTCTTTTCGTAGATCCTCAAAGTCAGTCAGAGTCGGCAAGCGCATCTTGTCTGTGGTCTGATCCATGTGCAGCGCGCTCTGCGTTCCCGCATCGTCGGCCGATAGAGAAACACGCGCGGCCGCTTCCTCGGCGGTAACAAAAGGAATTGGAGCTGGCTCTGAGAACTCTCCGCGCGTTATCTTCCGTGCAGGCGGGGGAGCGAACCTTGATCCAGGATCGGCTGCCTCGCGCTTGGCGAGCATGAACTCCTCTAAGCGATCATCAAGTTCCCCACGGATGAGGGCTTGCTCGAATTCCAACCATTCGTCGTCGGTCAATCCAAGATCTGCGTCAAGTTCTTGTTGTTCCTTGCGCGCTTTGGCTCCGCCACGCGCCCACGGAACAGCAATACGAGGCTGCTTTCCCCGCTTTTGCCCGACCGCAAAGTCCATGTACCAATCTTCGGGAACGCCCTTCCAGCCAGCTATCGGCTTGCCGGTCTTGGGGTCTATCTTGCGCCCTGGCATATTGATCGGAAGTTCAACGTTGGAGCGACCGAGTTGGCCCGCGTTGTCGGGCAGCCCCGTGTAGAGCCACGCGATCATGTTGTCAAGGCCCTGATCGTCAGCGATGTTCGACAGCGTGGTCAACGAGATGGTTCCATCGTTGATAAAGCGAGCGTCTACACCCAGCGTTCCGCCGACTTCGGATGGAAGTCGGGGTGTCTCTGGCGATCCATTCTCAGGTACGTTTTCTAAGTACCAATCTTTCGGATTTGGGGCGTCCTGCGGGATTTCGTCCGCGTACCGAAAGTTAGTTGCGTAAAACTCCTCAACAAGCGGGGTGTCAGTAGAAACCTGTTCTCGCCATTCCCGCTTAATATCCGCAACTATCTGAGGCAGTCGAGCGTTAAACTCCTCTGGCGAGAGACTGCCTTTAAGTGCTTCAATCTCGTCGGCCTTATCGTTAACAATCTCCGACAAAGTTCGGAACCCCGAATACTCGATCGGTATGCCTCGGGCCGCCTCTGCCGCCGCTTCCGCTGCTTCCTCGGCCGCATCGTCAGCAACCGTCTGCATCTGCGACTCAGCAAGTGCCCGCGACGGGCGAGTCGCCTCGGTCATCTCCTGGCCGTACAACTCCGCTTCGCGGCGACCTGTGACCTTGATCTTCTCTGACGAGGTTTCTAACCACTTGTCAGCCTGCTTCTTACTGACGGAGATACCGCGAGATTGCGCTGCCGCGCGTACAACCGCCGACATCAGCAAGCGACGCTCTCCGATGTCACCCTGGCGGTATGCAGCCGCAACAGTCTCAGCCATCTTGCGTGGCAGGAACATGCGGGCGTATCGGTACACACCCTTGGCTCCCTGGCCGGTCGTAAGATCAATAACCTCATCTACTGCGATGGATGAGAACATCCTGCCGAGCGAATCGAATAATCCTTCGCCCGTGACAATTAATCCGTCTACTGACCCAGCACCACGTTTGTAGTCGCCGACCGCTTCGCCGATCTCCGTCGCGTTGTCAGACATCGACTGCGCGATAGTTCCAGCGTTAGTAGTATCGACGTACTTCTGCATGATCTTCGCGGCGCGGCCGGTAGGCATCAAATGTGCCGCAACAAGATTGGCTAGGTCGCTGCGAACGGCCCCCGCGCTGGTACGCATAGGAGCCATATCCCCGCGCTTGATCTGACCGCCTCTGCGGAGCGCGGAGTCGAACGACTCCTTGCCCATTTGGTCAAGGGCCGCCATGACAAAGCGTGGAAGTTCATTAACCGTCACGCCTGCCTGTATCGCTTGGGCTTCGACGGCCGCGTAGGACTGAACAAAGTCCATGTTCTTGTCGTCAATGAAGTCTGCGATCTCATCGACGCCGATCTTGCCGTCGGCATTCCTCGGAACGGTGTCGATCATATCTTCGATGAGGTCGTCGGGAAGTTCCCCGTATTGACGCTGCATACGCTGGCGCGCGCCATCCAGAGCCAGTCGAGCCTGTACCTGGGCAGCGGTTCCGACCGGAGCCTCGTTGAACGCCTTTGCTAGTTCGTCGTACTTGTTTAGGTCGCTCGCCAGAGCGTTGAAGTATCGGTACGTCTTGTTGTTAAGGCGGATAGGGCCAATGCCCTTACCGATACGCAATAAAGACCTTGCTCCAACCATCCCCGTGGGCACGGGAGCCAGGGCCGCTAGTGCGTAACGTGCGGCCTGTACGCCGCGGTAAACCTTTGACGAGGCAATCGTCGGATCAAAAAGGATGCTCGACCCAAAGCCAACGACGTTGGCTACGTCTTGACGAGTCTCACCCCCGCGGGCTTCTGAGTATTCGTCGCCCGCCGCTCCAAACATAACCTGGCCGGTATTGCCAAGATGCGCGGAATCGATCTGCCGCATGAGTTCCGCGAGCTGTGTAGTGCGTAAGCCACGGGTTCCGATGATCCCGCCAATGACTGCTTGCGCTTCCAAGTCATTGGCGTACTCCACCCAACTTTCCCAGATATCAAAGTCGGGGTCATCGACAGCCTTGCGGTGGAGGTCAAAGGCCACCTGGATCTCTTTGTCCGAGTAGAGCCGTTGTCCGTTCTCATCGGTGGCTTCGTACAGCGAGTCGATGTATTCCTCGTTGTACTTACCCTTCTCGGCTGCGCTCCGTCCTCCAGTCGCGCCGTAAGCAAAAGAACCTATGTTGCCTAGCGCGCCCTGCCCGCCAGGAGCGTCAACCGCGTCATAAACGGAAATCATGCCGCCGCGAATCGACTGCATAATTTCTTCGTTGGCGATCATGAACGGCGTCATAACTTTTTGCAGAACCCACAACGCACCAGCTACGCCCTTATCCACAATGCTTGGATCTTTGGCGGTCGCCGTAACTTTCTCCGTGGCTAACTCAAAGGCGATACCGGCGTAGATGGGATCTTCTGCTTGCAGGGTCTTGGCGATGTTCTCAACTGCGATCGCATTCTTATTGGGATCTTCCAGGATCAACTTCGCCATGCGATCGGACGCAAGATTCACTTTGCGCCAATCAATCATGTTGCTGACGTCATCCTTGGAAACCTCAAGACCAGCATCCTCGGCCTGGGCCAAAATCTGCGCCCAGACATTCAGGTCGTCAAGGTTGCGAGGGTTTTCAAGGGACTGCCAGTTGGCCGTGAGCATCTTCTGGGTTTCCAGAAACGTCTGACCAGGAGAGTAGTTGTTCTCCTCGGCGTAGTAGTCGTACATCGACCCGCCGTACTGAGCACCCTTGGCTTGCGCTTCGTCGGCACGCATCGCTTTCTTGTTAAGTTCACGATTCGTGTCGATGTAATCCAATCCGGCCGCTTCGACGGCCGTATCACCACGCATATCTTCGTATGGTGAAATCAGTTCGTCGGCTTTCTTGGTGTCAGCCAGAACTTTGTCGAGGTAGGGCCACGGATTACGCCGCTGCGCGTCCCGCTCTAAGCGGTCTGCGGTTGCCATCTATCTCCCTTTACGTCGCATTTGCTCCGCTGCGGTGGCAAGGCTCCGATCTCCGGAGGCTTCTGCCAGCATCGTCAACGTGTCGCTGATGGTTGGAACCGTGCGCCTCGGGGTGCGCATAGGTCCGTCCCCTGGGCCAAACGGCGCACCGGCTGTTACCGGCTCCATGGGTCGTGTTGTAGGTGTGAACATTTCGCGGGGCGCACTAGAGCCACCCCTAGCGCGCGATGACGCATTTGGGTTTTGCATCGCCGCGCCAGGGGTAGCCCTGAGCGGGGCGGCAGACTGCATTTCGTTGAAATCAGCATTCTCGCCATATGCGAGGCCAGTCATTTTCTGCGTTGTCTGCGCCGGTCCGCCGTCCGTTCTTCGCGACAGTTTGCCTGGGGCACTCACGGGTGCTGGTTGCGACGGCTTTTGATATCCGCCTCTAGGCATCGGAGTCCTCCTCCAAACTGTCCATAAAACGAACTATGCGGGGGTCTTGTAATTCCTTCGTGTCCGACTCGGGGTAGTCGTCATCGTCGTTGTCGTATTCGTGCTCGATGAGATCTACGTCGTCCATTTGCTGCAAGGCTTCGCCGAACATCCAGGCGGTGCGTCGAGCCAGGTCGTCCGCGATGTCTGGGTTGTAGGCGGAATTAGACGCGATCATCGACACGGCTAGGTGCTGTCCCATGCGGATGCCCGTCATAATTTCTCTTGCCATTTCAACTCCTAGATCGGCAGACGCCGGCTGACTCCAGCCGACAAGTTGGGTTCCCCGTTTGAGCCAAGGGAAGCGAGCATCACGGAAAGATCAGGGCGACCACCTGGCCCCATTCCCTGCTGGCCTGGTGCGACGCCGCGCATAGTGCCGTCAGGGTTCAAGCCGTCTCCACCCAAGCCTCCGCTGCTGGTGGGAAGGGCAGACATCTCCGCCTCCATCTGCTCCTCGGGAGTTGGCTCTGGGGGTGTAAAGGCTTGCTTTACAACACTTTCGATCGGGTTGCCCTTTTCCCGCCCCTCGATGATGTCCGCAACAACTGAAAGCACTTGGGCGGGATCTTGTCCAGACTGAGCAAGGGCGGGAATGGATTGCGCGTAGCCAGCAACGGCCACTTTCAGCGCGTCGCGCATTTCCTCAATATCAACGATCTGCTCTTCCTCAGTCGCGTCCAAGGAGAACGGCATTTGCCGACGCAGGAAGTCACGAGAAATCAGTTTGTCGCCGCGTGCCTGCAAACCGAATACGAGGGCACGGTTCGGGTCAAGGCCCGCGAGCAGCCCGTACTCCACATCAACTGTGTGATCGCCCTTGATGTCCCGCGCGGGCTTGTACTTAATCTCGTAGGGCGTTCCATCGTTGTTGCCGCGCATGGTGCGTTCAACGTTGGGCCACAGTTTCTCGTCCAGGCGCAAAGACTTAGCGATCAGGTTCTCAAACGTGCGCGCGAACATCGCTTGACCCGTCCGGATCTGCGAGTCGAAACCACCCATCAGGGCTTGCACCCCACGGCCTGTCACAACGGAACCGTCGATGTTGCCCGTGCGCGCTTCTGGATAGCGGGAGCCAGCGCGCAGCTCGCTATCAAGCATCCCTTGTTCCGCGAACGCACTTGACGGAACCTCTAGCGGAATCCTCCGTACAGCCTGCGCGTTGGAAGTACGCAGCACGGCATCCGGTCCTAATGCAAGTTCCTGTGCGTCAGGAGGGAGGACGAGGGGGGCCTGCACGGACTTCTGTGCCGCCTCCAAAGCGAGCATCGCCATGCGGGACTTCGCAACCTGCACGCCGATCACATCATCGAATTGGCCGCGAGGCTCACCATCGACGCTAGGCCGCATGGTCCACTCGACCAGGCACTCACCCGTGGGGTTCGCGCCCATCTCAAGAATGAAACCCTCATAGTCAGGCAGGAACAACACATTCCTACCTGCGCTGTGATACCGGACCACGGTGCATGGCAGGTTCATTTCATCCCGCTGGTACGAGCTGTACCCAGGCTTGCGGAAAACCTGCGCAGTCTCCGGATACTTCGCCATGAGGTCGGCCTTCGTCATTTGCAGAGTGAAGTACGCCTCAATGCAGTTACCCCAACGATCAAATACGGGGTAGGCCCCCAGGGGTTCCATGAACGTGATCCGCGGTAACTGCGATTCTGCGTCGATCTCCACAATGCTGGGGACGCTTCCGTAACTGAAATACGATTGCGCCGCCTGGTACATCTGGCGCGACAAGTCCGAATGCTCGACGTACCCGCGCACGATCAGCGACCGCTTCTCAGCGAACTTCCGAGCCGTGTCTGAAACAGACTTACTCGACGCGCAGTTGAACGTCGGCAGAGGGGCAAGTACCTCAGACAAGTCATGCGCCGCTACGTCAATCATGTTCGCCACGATTCCCGTAGACAGCGGGCCGGTCGGGAACATATCGGGATAGACCTCGTTCATGCGGCCCTGACGAACCATTCGGATCATGCTCATGCGGCTGTCGCGATTCGCAAAGCGGGTCTTAGCCGCCTCGTATCGCTTCCGCAGATCCTTTTCGTACTCCATTTACGCTCCCACCGGCTTCCAGAGTTGATGCGCTTGAGCGTCAAGCAAAGAAATAGTGCGTTGCTGCCGTAGATCCCACGGCGTAGCAAACGGATTGTTGATATGTGTCTTACCGATCGTGTGAAAGACACGATCACGGCACGCAAGTTCGGCAAACCACAACGCCATTACTAGGTCTGTCTTTTGCGTCTTAGGCGCATCCGGAGCCCAGATAGCCAACTGCTCCATCAGAGCCTTGACTGCCTCAGATCCGATAGACGACGGGAACTCGATCATTGTTTCGCCGTCCTCCCAGCCCGAGAACAACGTCGTCATGGATGCAACCCCGAAATCGGCGTCATGCTTGTTGTTGCCCGTGAAGTGAGGCTGGATCACGCACCCGCGCGCCGATGCAAACTGATTCAAGTCCGTGTCGTGGACAAGGAACCCCTGGAATCCGTTGCGCTCGATGCGCGCTTCGGCGATCTGGTACTTGTCGATAAAGCCGCAGATCATCTCGCGCATCTCATCCGGCGTAATACCGGCCTTGTTGTAGCAATCGACCACATACCGCTTGTGCAGGTTCGGGTCGAGGCCGACGACCACAGCAGCGGTATGTCCGCTAGTTGCTGGGTCTACACCTAGAAGGTGAATAAGTCCGTCGCCACCACGCCCTTGACGGACTGCATTGTGATTCTTGGGCATAACTCCGGTGAGCCGTGCGCCATTGACAGCCGCAGCCAACATCTCCGGAGAGAAAATGGAAGCGGAATTGACCTGCTCCTGCTGGTAGACCAACGCCCACGATCTCGGTTGAATCCGCGCGCGTTTCTTGTGGAGCCGCTTGCCGTCCCACTTCGGGTACAGTCCTTCGCTGACTTCCTCGGCCATTTCGCCCCGTGCGCCGATCTCCGGCTTGTGGGCATACGGCCACAGAGTTACCCAATCCTCCGGCTTTTCGTTGAACTCCAAAACCGCCGGCATAGACAGGTATGACCACGGCGACTTCTCCTCCGGATACCTGGCGGGGTCGCGCAGCGCGGAATACAGATCCTCACCCGCAAGCCGCGTCCCGACGACCAAGAAGTTTCCGCTGGTCGAAATACGGCTAGTGACCTCCGACTGCACCCACTCGATCTGCTTTTCGTACTCATGGGCGTTCGTCATATCCACGCAGTCGTCCATGATGACTAGATCGGCGCGCGCGCCGAAAACGTGGGCTCGAATGCCTAGTGCTTGAACGGTGGGGTCTTTCTCTCCGGAGTCCCTACTGTCATCCGATATGTAGATCATGTTCTGCGTCCACGACGCAGAGTTGTTATTGAATCCGCCGGTAGGCGCATAGTTCATATGCAACTTGGCGTAAGCGGGGCCGGTCAGCCTGCTCTTTACCGCCAGCAAGAACTTCTGCGCCATCGTCGCCGTCTTGGAAATAATCAAGATGCGAACGTTCGGGTCTTTGCAGATCCGGTAAACGACGTAATTGACGGTAAGGGTTGTTGACTTACCGTGCTCCGGCGGAAGATTCGTGATGCACAAGTCCTGCTCGTTGCGCTCCCACACCATGCTCGGGTGCTGCCAGCTCGGGTCGCGCCCTTCCAAAACGTCAATCACGTTCTGCATGTGCGGCCACACGGGGGCGTCCAGGTACTCCTTGCTGAACTCCGCGAACGACGGGAAATCATCATCCGTGCGTTTCGCCAGAGCCTCGCCTCGACCGTGACGCACCCGCTCCACAGCCGCCCGAAACTGCGGGTCGCTTCGCTTCCAGGATTCCCAAGTCTTTAGGGAGCGATTCACGCCCATCATCGCGTTAGCGACAGTCTCGCCCTGACCGATGGAGGCCAGGACTTCTGCCTTCAATGGAGCAAGATTCGCATTCCTACCCCGAGGCTTCGACTTACTCGCCTTCTTCGATTGCGACATAGGGTTCCAAACTCAGAAAAGTATTCGATGGATGCCAAAAAGGGGGAAACCTACGAGGGAGCGAGCGGAGCGTCAGCGGAGCGAGCGACCGAGTGGAAGGGGGTTCACTCCAGCGGCCTCCGCTATTGCAGCGGCCGCCTCCGTTCTCCCCCTCCTTGGGGAGGCGGAGGCCATTAAGAGCCGACGCCGACCCCCCCACAAAACCGTCCTTCGACACCAACACAACCTGAAAAAAGACACTCAAATTGTCGTACAACTACGCTAAT